GCAAGACTTGGCTTAGTGCAAGACGTGAACAATACCTATTACATCACGGTCAAGAACGTCAGCGGCAGCGCGGCAGCGGAGATAGTAGTTACGGGAGTTTATACAAAGACGCCATGACGACAGTTTTTGGGGATACATCGAGAGGGGTCGCCGGAACGCTTCATAGCTTCCCGTCTCTCTTTACTCCGTCAACTCCTGTCGAAACATATTTAGGACAAGGGAGCGCCGTCGTGCTTCCGAATGCTAATCCGGGCGCAGGTGGAGCGCAAGTATCCTACACTTGTCAAGCCGCAGACTGCCCGGTTTATGCAACAGGGGTTAGCGGCAGATATCAACCGTCTTTTTATGCGGCGGGCAAGAACACATCAGCCTCAGCGGTCACGATTAGCATACAATTATACAAAGGCGCATCGGCGTGGGGGGTGGGACAAAGCGGTTCATGTCCGGCGGGTTATTATTGGACACTTCAGACATGGAACACAACGCTAAGCACAAATCCAACGGGGGATGTTTACAATTTAGCGATGTGGGCTAGTGCATCGAGCGCCGCCAATTATGATTATTATGCCTTTAACGTAATGCCGGTGATGTATGCCGAAACCCGTTTGCTCAATAAAAACATGGCGCTGTACAATTTTACTTTTACGACAAACACGACTTATCCGACGCTTTCATTAGGTGTTCCGAGCAGAGGTGGTTCAAGACTTGGTAACTGCATCTACGTGGCCTCGTCAACCCATTCACAGACGTATTGTTTACCCGGCACTACAAAGATGTGGTATTCCGCTGCAACGTATGGCTACCAATACCAAGATGCGGCCGTGACGGCATCAAATTCATACGTTATCCAAACGTCGAGCGGAACCACGCACCCGCTGTATTATTCGATGATCCTGATAAACTCAGCAAGTTACATCCCTATCGAGGTGGTGATGTAATGTCGGTAATTCAATCGAGAAGGATTGACTGGGGAACCCGCCGCGTGAATTTTCCGACTGTTTATGCGACGAATCCAACGCCGACCGAGACGTTACTTACGGGCGGCAATATCCTAACGCTTCCTACGTCAAAACCTGCGTCGCCTCAGTTCTCTTATACCATCGCTTCGGGAGTTATGCCGGTCTTTAATTACGGCCTCAATTATGGTAGTTTTTATCCTTATCTCTGCTTTTCAGGAAAAAACAACGATGCGTCGGCGCGAGCCGTGACTATAGGCATCTATCGCAACGGCAGTTTAGTACAAACCGCCTCAAATTCAGCTACCGCATCGGGTCAATATTGGACTATCACGTATGTAAATTACGGGACACCGGCATGGGCAGTCGGTGACGTAATAACGGTCTTTTTATGGAGTGCAAGTTCGACGAGCGTCACGTATGATTATAATGCCTACGTCTTACGCGCTCTTTCTATTAGACACCCGATGCATGATAATTGGATGCTTAGAAAACTGACATACACATTGACAGTAAGTCCTGTACTTACGTTAGGGACTCCGGGACTTTCATTCAGTTATTACTATTATTTAAGTATAGGATCTGCGTGGGGTGGTTTCTATTCAACCTCAGTGGCTGCAGATTTAGCATATCAGACCGCCACGAACGGCCTTTGGGGGCCGGGACTCGGTACGGCGGCGTCGTACGTAGCTACTATTGGAGGGAATAGCACCACGGCGCATCCTGCGTATGGTCAAGACCGACAGATAACCGCGATGTCATATTATCCGGTGATGAAACTACCATGACCACAGTTACAGCGCAAGCATACGTCGATAGAGGTTACGCAGCGAACAGCGCCAACGGAAAAACGTTCGTAAGAGAGGACGGGTCATTCGCATTAAAAACCGGAACGATAGTGATTGACGAATGGGGTCAATTTGGATTAATTTATAAGGTCGGTATTTCCGCGATGGTTGTTCCTGACGTTAGTGCAGCGAAAGTAGCTCCGACTGTCGATGTAGGCAAAACACAAACCGTTGTTCCCGATATTGCACACTCAGCGGCTAAACCATCAGTAGACATAGGCGTTTCTCCGGTTTCTCCAAATATCTTAGCCCAGACATTACAACCTGCACTTGACATTGGTTCGATTCAAACAGTTGTCCCAGACGTCCGTTCGCAGACATCAGCCGCGCCGACAATAGGTATCGGGGTTACTCCGACGGTTCCGGATATCAGAGTGCAGAAAGTCTCACCAGCAGTAGACTTAGCGATCACGCAACAAACGGTTCCCGACGTCATTTCGCGAGCGATTCCACCAACTATAGCGTTAGCGATCACGCAACAAACGGTTCCCGACGTCATTTCGCGAGCGATTCCACCAACTATAGCGTTAGCTATTATCCAACACCTCACGCCGGACATTAGTGCTCAAGCTATCCTCGCACCTACAATCCAAATAGGTATCTCTCAGAACGTAGTACCGGATATTGAACTTGTCACGCAACTTTCCTTAGCAGTCGTCCTTTATCCAATGTGGCTTGAGGGCTCAGCATTGGATCAATCAAATGTGGAAGGTTCATCGAGCGAAGAAAACGAAATGGATGGCTCGTCACTAGACCAGTCAAACTTAGATGGAGATTCACGATGATACGGCATCAGGATATTATCGACCCTCCTATCACCATAGGAGAACTCAAACAGATAGCAGGAACGATTTGGACCGACGATACCAAAACGACGATCGAGCCTGACCTGGAGGATGGCATCGTCCAATGGCGGTTGCGGGGTAGTTCTGGCGACGTTGTTACAAAGAGCAGCGCTGATGGCGCCATAACGATCAATGGCGCTGACGGAACCATCGTCATAACCGTGGTGGAGGATGATACTACAGGTCTATCCCCTGGAGAATATACCCATATCGCAGAATTTATTATTGGAGGGCATAAACGGGGGCTGTTCAAAGGCATCGCGATTCTTGAGGAGGCTTAGAGGGAAACCATGAGCGAAATAACGGTTCTCACGCGGGATAATCCCGACATCAATATGGATGAACAGTCTTCACCATTCATCCAAGTGATTGCCACAAATCCAGACGGCACACCGATGGACCTAACAGGTTCCGTAGTGACGTGGGTAGCAAGTCTCAACGGCGTTCAGCAAATCAAAAAAGATACCCTTACTATGCAGGCAATGTTGGACACAGCGCCGTCAACGACGGTCGCCGATGCAGTAACGCTTCCGTCAAGTGTGCTCACAGTGGCCCAAGTCAGCGGCTTCTCGCCACGACCCAACGATGGCTGGCCGACGAAGGACTTTGCCGCAGGTGATATCGTCAACATCGTTGATGGCGAAATGATGGAAGTCAATACGATCGCTGATGTTGGTCCTGGCCTGACACTTACGATGGTCAATCCGTTAGCAAACGCCTACACTACATCAGCTACGGTGACGAAGATCATCACTATGTTCATGTTTGATCTTCTACCAGGCGACACGATCCTTCCTGCTACGAAGAGTTACGGAACGCCAATAATCTATCAGCACATGGCTCAGGCGGTTTATCCCGGCGTTATGAGTCCTGAAAATATACGGGCGATCGCGGCCACATTTGTCCCGATCAAGGGTAGGATGTTCATTAGTCCAATTCTTGATATGAGCTAATTAAATAAGTATAAATCACGAAAGAACGATACGGAGAGAGAGATAATGGCATTAGGCGAAGTTTATGTCGAAGACGAGCTTTGTATTGCTGATTTAGAACGCCTTGCCGTTACCGCACCCGCAATGGCCGCTGCCGGAGTAAATATCGTTCTTGAAGAAGCTGTGGCAAAGGCCGAGGAAGACGTGAAAGTTGACACCGGCGAGACGAAAGGTTCAATCGGGATGACGCCTGCAACTCCTTCAGAAGTATTCGACGCTGACGTTCACGCCGATGCGCCCTATGCTTCAGTCGTAGAGTGGAATACTGTGCCGCACCGGCCCCCATATCGAGCGTTGCTTGACTGGACTTCAAGACACCCAAGTAATATGGGCTTCACCAACGCGCAATTTGCGTACCTTATTGCTAACAAGATCGAACAAGAAGGAACGAAAGGTAAACCGTTTTTGGCATACCTAGCCGATGAATGGCTTCCTGAGCAACTTGAGATACAAATCACACTTGCATTTGAAGCGTGGGCGTTATTGTGACACTTAATTCTGCAGCATACGCATTGCAGGCGGCCATTTACGCTCGCGTTCATGAGGCGCTTCCCACGTGGGTTATCTCTGAGAAGCCTCAAAAGAACCAGAAGCCGCCGTACATCGAACTATTTGACGTTCAAATTATTTCGACGATCCCGACGAAGACTACGATAGTTGAGAAACTAAGGGTGACGATTAATGTTTTTGATGAAAGCGAAAATTCAGATACAGTTAAGGAGTGCATCGATGACATTAGAGCGGCGATAACCAGTACAGATATTGATCTGGGAGATGCAGGATTCTTTAACTACCTTCAAGTTCACGAACGAACTGATCCAAGCCGGCTTCAACGCGACAATAGAACGTGGAAAGGCACGACTTTGTTTCAGTTCAATATCAGGCAGGCGTGAAATCCGAACAAAAACCGTTTCCTAGAGGAAACAAAAAGGGGTGAAAGTAAATGGCAAACGAAATTCCCTTGGTCGGGACCGATGTGCTTCTACAACTTAATATAAACAGCACGTGGACAACGCTTTTCGGCCAAAGAGGAGTCACGTTGAACCTGAAAATGACCAGTATTACTGTTAATTGGAAAGGTTCAAACAGATGGACATACCGAATACCAGGCGACCGAGATTGGAGCATGGACTTCACCGGCATGCATTGGCTTCAGAAAGGCGGCGAACTTTGGGAAGCAACAGTTGACTTCATCAGAGGCGTCTTTATGGCGGACACACCGAACGGCCAAGAGGGTCGCGTGCAGGTCCAGATGCTATTCCCTGGCGGTTCTATAGCGCAGGGCTTTGGTTACATGGAAACTGCAACGATGGACTACCAAGTAGCAACAGAAGCTACCTTAAAAGGAACGTTCTCTGGCGACGGTCCACTTACATTCCCACCTGCAGCGGGCAGCTAGAGGTGTAGATCATGGCGACTTTAACGCCTACGTCTATAAACACACTAGGGACCAAGCAGACGTTAGCCGCCGCTACAGCGTGTGGAGATCGGTTCAGGCCTGCCTCATTTCCTGAATTTCTCAGGATTAAGAACGCGGGGGCAGGCGTGACGGTCACTATACCCACGCAACGCTCAGGTGGCGCTGCGCCAGTCAATTCAGTGCTTACTGGCAATGCAAGCTCGGGCCAAGCAGTGATTAACGTTACCGCAGGCAACAAGTTCCAGATCGGGAATCAATGCACGCTCGTTGACACTGCAGGACGCGAAACCGTCACAGTGCTATCAATCAACGCAAATGCAATCACGGTGGACACGAACTTAGTCAACAGCTATACCACAGCACGTTCAGCGACATTGTGGCT